TCAGCGCAGTTTGTCGATCAACTCCCGGATGGAATCCAGCGCCTTCAGCAGTTCCTCCCGGCTATGGTCGGACACCAGATCCAGCACCACCTGGAGCACAAGCACCAACCGGCGTGTATCCACTACCGCCACGTTCTCCACTTCAAAAATCAACATGTCCAGCACGGCTTTTGCGTTTTGCATATCCATAGTTACAACACTCCTATATTTCATTGACAATCATCCCTACCGCCACTATTACGGCAGCCGGATATTTAGGAGCCCGGGCACCTAATCTCTCGAGAGTCCTCATAAAAGCACAGAAATCAGGACGCTAACCGGTAGGTTCGTGCGATATTTAACACAAACCTCTGTTTTAACGTTGTTTTGCACAAAAGCTCTTGAATTGCGTATTGGGCATGGCAGATGTCTCACACGGAAACCGTGCGATTTCTGCTTTTGGCTGGAAAATCAATTGGTAGGATATGCACCGGGTGAGTGAACACCCAGCGCCGGCAAGGATGCCAGGCAAACGCGACACCTGCCCAGTGGTGTGACTTCAGTGAGAGGGCTGCACCTGAGAACTTCAAGGGGCCAGCTGGCCCCTTTTTTTATTCACTATTCGGTAATAAGCTAAAGGTGTGCTTACCGGAGGTGACAATGATAAAAAGGACTATTCTCACAGTTGCTATCGCAATGCCCCTGATGGCCCAGGCCACTGTTTTTCAGTGCAAGGTTAATGGTCAAACGGTGTTTTCGGACCGACCGTGCGGCAGCGATGCTAAAGAAATCGAAGTGAAAGCTCCTGCACGAAGCGGTACGGGCCCCATGGTAAACAAGGGAGCCCAGGATTTCCTGGAAGGCAGGGAGACAAAGTCGAAGATCGAGCGTATTGACCGCCGAATATCCGACTTGCAGAACCAGAAGGACGATGCCAGGCGGGCCATGGATCAGGCATTGCTCAGATACCAGCGCCAGAAATCCTACGCTAATGACAACCTGGCTGGTGCAACCTGGGAGGGTGCGCTGGCGCAGGAAGCCAACGTGTTGCGTGAGCGCTTCCAGTCAGAAATTGATGGCATCGACCGGGAGATTGACCGCCTCCGCGAGGATAAAAGACGGATCCAGGACCAGGCGCGAGCGAGGGCCGAGACAGAGGCCGACACCGAAAGCTAAACCGTCTGATCCACCCCACTCAAAGCCGGGGCCGGCCCCTCTATCTGCCGGCCCCGGATGAATACATGATCCCCCACCTGCGCAGCACCGCGGACCCGCACCCGGGCACCAGTTACCAGTTCCACGGTTACGCCGTCACTGTGCACGGATATCACTTCTCCCTTGTCCCTGGGCTCTGACGGCAGCACTCCGAGCAGTCGTTTGTAGAGGTTACTCATGGGTTTCAACTCCGATGGTTTGCCAGAGTTCTGGCCGGCTGTGGCTGATGCTCAGGCTGCGCACAAGGCCACGGCGGGTGGTGCCCTGCTCCAGGTATTCGACCAGTGTGCCAGGCCGGATCATGCCGGTTTCTGGCAGTACTGGCAGTCGCAGGCTTATCTGAGCTTGCTTGCCGGTGTCTCCCAGTAATGCAAGGCCGCGCTGGCGAGTCATGGCAGCGTCCGTTGCGAGGTCATCCACGATCGTTGGGGCGGGATTGGTACCACCGCTATTGCCACGGACGATCCGATCTGCCCGGCCTTGGTCGCCACCATGGACCCAGACGGCGTTATAGTCCGCCTTTTCCTGCCACTCGATGCCCTCAACTTCCACCACGTCTTCCGGCAGTTGGATATCCGGGGTGGCATCACCCCAGTTCCAGGGCGCGATCGGGTACCGGGGCAGGATCTGCAATACCTGATCGGTGTCATGGCTCTGGACATAAGCACCGCCGGCTTCGGCAATCCGTTTTGCGGCATCGATCCAGGTGCCGTTGTGCGACCAGATGCCAGCAGGTATCTGCCAGTCTTCAATCTGCCAGTCCAGCGTCCAGCCGATCGGCACGCCGTTGGTAGTCATGGTTTCGTTTAAGGCCTGCTGGGCTGTCATGGCTGTGTCGTTGGTGTACTGGGTGACCGGTGCCAGCGGCTCAGCCAAGAACGCAGCGCGTCCACGGCCGGAGACCCGCAGCCAGGATTCCCCAAACCGCCGTTCCCGCTGGATGGACTCGACGAGCACACGCAGGGGTTCACCATTGATGGTGGCCATCAGTTCCACTCTTGTGCTGCTATCGGGCCGCACCTGGTTGATTGCCGCCGCCGGTATGCGAGCATTCCAGCTCCATGTCCAGCTGTCGGCATCGATGCTGGCAGCAAAGGACTCTGCCGGTACCGGGGTGCCGTCCAGTTCGGTGAGCGTCAGGGTGTTGATCACGCGGTATACCTCCCTTACTGGGACTATGATGGTGGCCGGTGGTTCCGGGTCTGTCTCGCACGGCGGCTGTGGCTCATAGCCGGGACCAAGGATTACCGGGCAATGAATCGGGCGCGGGCTGTAATCAGGAACCAGCGGCAGGACGATTCGCAGGCCCGGGGGCTGATACTCCGGCCACCAGTAGCCAGGCGCTGGGTGCGCAGCTTTGGTCCAGCGGACTTGCAGCCGGGTGCCGGTAGGCCAGGCATTGTGGTTGCCGATGGCCAGACCCTTGTTTGCAGGCAACGCCTGTTGCTCCTGCATGCGCAGGGATTTCCGGCGCTTTATGGTTTCGGCATGGGGCACGCCGGTGTTGCCGTGGCGCTTCGGGCCGTGCTGGTGTTGTTCGCGGGTGCTGGAGCGGGTGCGGATGGCTTCGGCATGGGGGTAACGACCGGATGCGAGCACTGGCACGCCGTGCTGGTGCCCGGACTGCAGATGCCTGAGCAGTTTGATCATTGCAGCAGAGCGGGTGCCCAGCAGCTGGTCGGTGTGGACCATTTGCTGCTGAGCAAAAGCCCGAGGTACACGGATCTGGTCAGCCTGCTGTGATTGCATCAGGCGGCCAACTGACATAGCTGGCATGGTTGGATGGTGGCCCGCTTTGACTCCCGTGCCGTCTGCATCTGGGAGCTCCAGGTTTTGTTCCAGCGCTGCTTCTGCCTGCAGAACTGCTGTGACCGGAGGCATATCAACCGACAAGGCGCCGGACCAAGTCAGGTTGACGGTTGCCTCAAGGGCGAGAGCTGGAGCCGCAGCTGACACGTCTGCTGTGAGGTTGCCCCTGTAGGCCTGAGACAGTGCGGCATTGAAGTCTTGTGCTGCGAGGGCTGGCGGCACCAGATCCGCCAGCAGGGTGCCACCTGATTCATCCTCCGCGCACAGCACAACCGGTTGCGATAGCTCCGGCGGTGTATAACCTGTCTGAACTACTATCGGGTTCCCGCTGTCTATTGATGGCGGTTGGTAGGTCATAGCTTTGGTTCACGACTTTTATATGGGCAACTTGATAACAACAATACCAGACCCTCCATTTCCGCCGTTCCCATTGTAACCCCCGCCACCGCCGCCGCCACCGGTATTGGGCTGGGCACTCTGCCCGTTCCCACTCCCTGAACCATCACCACCCCCTCCAAGGCCGCCTTGTCCATATCTCTCCTGTGCTAAATAGGCACCACCGCCACCACCACCGGCATACCAACGGTCGTCCAGCCACTGGAGACCTACACCACCGCCACCGGCTTGTTGAGAAGTGCCATCCTGACCGGCACCCCCTGCACCACCGCCACCGGCTGCGCCATAATTTGGTGCGCCACCAGAGGCATCACCGCCGTCGTGCCCTTGCCCGGCCATACCAGTTCCACCGGTGCCCGGGTTCCATGCCCCCCCACCGGAGGCACCGTCACGTCCTGAGCTACTGCTCCGCGCTCCTGCACCACCCCCAAACGCCTCAGCTCCAAACGCTATGGTACTGCTTCCCTTATTGCCGCCGTTGCGACCAATTCCGCCAGCACCACCAGCACCAACTGATATGGCGTAATCTCCCGCAGACAACAAGTGTCCATTAAGCGCCACAAAACCCCCTGCACCGCCACCACCGGAGCGGTCTCCGGCTCCACCGCCGCCACCGCCAACAAGCAAAATGTCCGCTGAAATCTCTTCGGAAACGGTAAAACTACCGGCAGAGTAAAATGCGTAGAAGGCGTAATTCTGGCCACCAACCTTTGCCACCCATGCATCGTCTGCACCATAGAGATCAGCAGCATCAAAGTGATAAGGCCCATGCGTTAGTGGCTGACAGCCATCAGCCAGATACGTCACACCAAACTCTCCGGCTGAACGAGGAAAGAAGAACCAGTCACCGTTCTGAAGTGGTTGGACTAAAGCATGTAGCTCCCCATCAGGCCATTCAAAGATCCTTATAAAATCTACTGCCTGACCATTTGCGGTAGTCGCGTTGCCTGCAATCGCCATTCCTCACCCCCTAAAAACCGCAGACGACAACTGAGCCGAAGCCCCATTAAACAACCGCGCCACCGGATCCCCGTTTTCGGTACCCGTCTGCGGCATCTGGATCTCACCGCCGTCACCCTCTACCGTCACACTGGCATCAGACCACCAGCCGCCGTCCGGGCTTTTGATGCGCGCCCAGACCGGGATAGTGCCATTACTCGGATCCGCTCCGGTAATCTGGCCCGATATCGGGGTGGTCAGCTGCAGCTCTACGTTTTCCTCGTCGACTACCCCTGCGCCGGCTGTGAGCTCCATAATCACAATGGGCGCATCTCCTGGCGGATCACCGGCAGCTGGCCTGGTGGTGCCGTAGAGTTCGATGGTGGCCACTGTGGTCGCCTGAGGGTCCGTCTGCTTCAGCAGGTCGAGGCTGGCGTACAAAGCGGGTACCCGGGCGGCCTCCTGACGAGCAGCTTCATGCGCTGGTGATAGGTCCATGCTGCCTCCTTACGGTCTGTCGATGTTGCCGAGGGCGTAGATTTCGCAGCCGTCTGCACCATCGTCCAGCGGCTCGTCGCTTTGTTGGATGGCACGGGCGATCCAGAAATCCGCGATCGCGCCCACGGTGTTGATGCGGATTATGTTGCCAGTGGCCCAGCCACCGCCATTGGCATCTGCCGGGATGACCATGTACGGGGTTCCGCCCTGACCTTCCTCACCACGGGTGCGGGGGTTGATGGGCGCAATGTCGCTTCCGCCCTGGGCATAGGTGCCTGACCAAACCAGGCCGCGTTTTTCACTGATTAGCTCCCACGCATCCGTGCTGGCATTCACGCACCGCAGAACCCATCGGTCAGTATCACAACCCTCATTGGTCACGGTGATCGGGTGGTCAATCAGGTTCAGGGTGGCGGTTGCTTCATTGCCCTGCAGGTTATCGCTCCAGGTATTGTCCCAGCTTTGCTGATCCCATGTGCCGGACACCCGCGCCCGGCGGTCACCATGGATCAGGCAACTGGCAACGATCGCCTCATCCGCCGGGTAGTCGTGCGTGATGGGCCGGGACAGCTGGATATCGCCGGTGATCTGCACATCGGTCACCAGTCGAAGATCACCCACGGTGTGGCGGATAGTGACCGGCATGGCCATGCCGGAAACATCATCAAAGGTGACAACACCGGTAGCTCGGTCAAGGCTGTAGCCACCGGACACGGTATCGCCGTTGGCATCAATCACCCGCACCCACGCCATCCGTGGGCGGGTGCTCACGGTGTCGCCGTTGGCCACGGTCTGGGGCGCTGTGTCCTGCGGGTGCATGATCATCACCACATCACCGGGCCGGTAGATCGGTACACGGCCATCCGCCGGCAGGCGCACGGCATCGATACCCACAATGCTGGCATCCAGCGGGATATAGGAGAACGCCACGGCGTTATAGCGCAGGGTGCTGGTGATCATGGGGCGCGGCTTGTAAATGTTGCCGTCGCCATCCACGTCATTCGGGTCATACCACCACTCTTCTTTCTCATCCGCGCTCAGGCTGCTGTCTGGCACCAGCTTTCCGAACGAGACAGCGGCGGTACCGAAGGTGTAGTTCACGGTGCCTTGCAGCCACTCATGAACAAAGTTGCCGTCCTGATCGGCGGTGGCAATGATCTGTTCACCGTCTTCCGTGGTCGCCACAATCTGCAGGGACTCCGGCTTCAGCGGAGCGCTGGGGGTGCGGAAAACCCCTTCGGTCGCTGTCCACTCGCCATAGACGGTCAGCAGGCTGGTCACGTCCAGTCCCACCGGTTGACCATCATCCCAGAAGGTCACATCAGCCCGGCGGCCATCGTAATCGATGGAGCCCGCATCGAGGCCGCTGCCGGTTTGCGGGTCGATATCCGTAACGACATCCCCTGTCCGATCGTCATAGCTCTTGCCACCGAGCAGGAACCGCACAGAATCCGGCACGATGATGTCGGTTACACCCGGGGCCAGATCCACCTGCACGGCATCAATCGGCTTTACTGTGCTGCCGGCCTGGCTGTTTGTGGTTACGCCGTCCACCCGATAACTGGCCAGCGCGTCTTCAGTGATATCAATCTGCATACTTCCCCCTTATGCGCTGCCCGCTGCGAACACGGAACCAAGCCACACATTGCGCTTGAGCTCGATATCCATAGTGGTGATGGTCACCGTGTCGCCACTGACTGACCCGATCACCTGCTCTGTATCTACTCGGTATGCGGAGGTATTCCGCGCCTCTTGCTCAGGCACAACCAGATCACCGTTGCGGTCCCGGGCAACTACTTTCACGGTACCCCCCTTGCGGGGATCAGTGACCGTGAGCTCCAGCGCCAGGCTGCCGGCCACTGGCGTATCCGGCAGGGTGATAGTGCTACCGGTGGGCACGGGTTCATTTCTCTTGTAAACCGTGGCACCGGGATCGTCCGCCTCGTACCAGTTGTAATCGATGGTGAGATCGCTGCCCCGATTGGGCAGACGGGTGACGTGGATCTCACCCTCCCCACTGTTGGGATCAATGTGCCCCGTGGCATCGCCGGTGATATTGCCATCGGTATCACCCACGGCTGTCAGCGTATCGGCACCCGCAGCCCAACTCAGGGCTAGGCTGCCACCCAATACAGGGTTATGGTCCAGCTGGATCGGGATGGTTGCTTGGCTGACTGCCAGCGAGTCACTACCGCTGCGCACCTCATAGTGCACGCGGCTGCCATAGGTATAGATAATCTGACTGCCCGCATCCGGCAGGGCACCAGTTGTCAGGCTCACGTTGCCAGTCACATAGTCGATGGTGCCGGTACCGAACCCGGGATCCGATCCGGATATCGCGCCCTCACCATCATCGGTCAGCGTGTACCAGTTGCCCTGGGCCATGTAGCTGATGGAAAAGGCATTGGGGGCAGGCACCGGGGAAAGGGTTTCTATCCAGTTGTAACGCCGGTTCTCCGCCGTCACGTTCCGGGCCAGAGTGTGCGCCTGCTGGGCAACGTCGACATCCCGGGTACCGGCATCGATGGTTTGCACCAGCTCCGGGTTCAGGGTCTGGTTTGCCAGCGGTTCTTCGCTCTGGGCTGCTGGCACCAACTGGGTGAACATCGAGGCAGCCCGCAGGGTCTGGTCACCAATTTCGGCAGCGGCCACCAGTTTCTGCGCACCGAAGTAACGCATGGCATCGGCCACGGTGGTATCACGGAGGCGGACACCGGTGTTGTAATCGTAATCGTCCTGCGGGCTCGGGGTGTGCCCATCGAAGTCAAAGCGCAGCGGATCAGACAGATCGAGCGACACAATCAGCCGCTGGAAGTCCTTGCCGTTTGCATCGGTAAACGTCTGCACCTCCGCGCTCACCTCAGTTACACGGACGTACTGTTCAATCTGGCTTGGTTCTTCCTCATGCTGCACCAGGCACAGAGTTTTGCCGCGCGGGGGTACCTCGGTGTTCTCTCGCTGGATGATCCGAATCTGCCTCATCCCCTCGATGTGATTTTCATACAGCGCCCCGTGCCACATCGGCCCCTTGAACAGATAGGCTTCAACCCGGTTCGCGGCCTGCTCCCGAGTATCAAACGGGTCATCCGTGGTGAACAGGGTGTAGCCGATCGCCGGGTCTTCCGGCAGCGCCGTCACCACCGTTTTCGCACCACCGAACAGGTCCGTGCTCAGGGTCCGCACAGCCAAAAACAGCTTCCGGAGATTGAACCGGCCCATGGCGCGGTCCAGGTCGCTGATATCCTCGAACACGTTATTCATCACGCCGTCCGGGATTTCGTTACCGGTGGCAGCGCCGCCACCCTCCGGCACGTCATCCATCACCTGACTGGCGAGGAACTTGATGTTGTCTTCTTGAATCGGCATGGATTACGGCTCCACGGTGATGAATCGGAATGTGGGGATAACCCGGTGATCCGGCCCCGGGTTGATCTGATACCGAACGGGGGTGCTCTCATAGCCCGGACCGTCGTGGTGACGGAACTGCACCGTGTGGGTTTCGCCACGGTAGTCCAACGTCAGGGTCTGTCCCGGGGTGTTGTGCCAGGTCAGTATCTGGGGCTCTGCGGTGGCCAGCATCCAGCCACCCCGTTCCGGCGCTTCCAGCGTGATCGGGCGGCCATACTGGGCAGCATCCGCCATGATGATCGGTGCACCAGTCAGCCCCCGCGTGAAGCTCTGGGCAACCGGGGACCAGGTGCGGTCAGACCAGTTCAGGTCTTCCGGCAGCTCTACGGTGTTGCTGCCGTCTGAAAGAGTGATGCTCACAGTGATGTACTCCTGGCATTCTCAAGGGCCCGCACAAACGCTTCCTCGTCATCCGCGAGCACCCGGAAGTTCTGGCCACCGAGATTCACGTTCACGGTTTTGACAGATTCCGTCCGGGCGGGACTGATGGACGATGCCTGCTCCCGCTCACGGGCGGCCCGCTGGCGTTCGATGTTCGCCATCTCCTGTTCACGCGCCCGATCGGCAGCCCGCTGTTCCCGCTCGTTTTCTTCCTCACGGCGGTTGCGCTGCTCGATCTGGTAGATTTGTTCCAGGGTGTCCAGGGATTTCTGGTAGTCAGCAGCGGCCTCATCCGCACCGGCCTGCTGTGCCAGCTTGAGCTGTTCCTGCAGCCGCTCCCGTTCGGCCTCATACTGCAGGCGCTGGGCTTCCTCGGTGTCGCCACGGATATCTGCCAACCGTTGGCGAAGGCTATCCAGGGTACTGTCAGCGGAGTCCGCCAGGCTTTTCATTTTCTGGCGGGCCGCATCGATGGCCTGCTGCAGTCCGTTCAGGCGCTGGTTGTCCAGCAGGTCAAACCGGTTGGCAGCGCTTGCGCTGATGCGGTCGAGTTGATCCATGGAGTAGCTGCCGGACTGGATCTTCTCCTGCAGGTTCTCCATGGCCACGGCCTGGCCCCAGAACTTTTCTTCCACTTCGGCAGCGGCCAGGGCTGTGTCTGCAAACCAGGCAGCGAGGCTGCTGGACATTAACCGCCGGCGGGCAGTGGCCAGTTCATCGGTGCGTTGGCGGGCTTTTTCCAGGGCATCGGCAGCACTTTCGGTTTCATTCACCAGGGCGTTGCCACCGATCTTCATTTCGAACAAGTTGCGGGCCGCTTTGGAAAGCGCCGTTACCTGTTGCCGGGCGTTGGAGATGGCTTTACCGAAGGCCCCGCCCCAGGCATCGCGCCACTTTTCCTTGAACTCCTGGGCTTCCTGACTGGAATTACCCATGGCTTCTGCCAGGCTATTGACCTCACTGGACGCACCGCCGGCGGAATCACCCACCTCCTGAAGGCCCTGGCTGATGTTGTTCTCGTTTTGCTGGAGAGCCTGAATCTCCAGCAGCCTCTGACGAACCTGAGCCAGCTCATTACTGACATCGTGCCCCGCGTTAGCGGCTTTCAGGAGATCCTGTTCAAGCGCCTTCAGACCCTCTTCATCGTTCAGTGTTTTGAACGTCTCATCAAATGACTTGAGGATTTTGCCGGCGGATTCTTCGCCGGCTTCACCGGATTCCTTCAGGGATTTCGTTATCTCTTCCCCAACCTTGGGCACCTGCTTCAGGGTGCCGATGCTCTCTTCGGTTTTTTCCTTCAGCTTGCCGGTGGACTCGGTAGCATTATCAAAGGCAGCCACCACACCCCGGCCAGCCTCAGCGGCTTGGCGGCCATATTCCGCAGTCTGTTTTGCGAGCTCTACCGTCGTATCCCGGGCAGCCTGAGCTTTGGCCTGGATTTTGGTGTAAGCCTCATCGCTTACCAGCCCGATCTGATTCAGTGCCCACGTCACGCCTTGTGCAGCGCTCAGGAACGCTGCCATGTATCCGGACAAGACGGTTACGGTTGTGGAGACAGCAGCCTGCACCCCACGGAAGACAGCCAGCATTCCGCTGGAAACTGACTTCACCGTACTCCAAAGGGTGGAGAATCCTGACCGGATAGACTCGGTATTCTCAACCAGGTCCGTGGCCAGGTCTTCACCCCAGCCAATCAGATCCCGGAACATACCAATCAGCCGGTCACCGGCATCGGACTGGTTGAACAGGTCCAACACCTTCTCGGTGGCAGTGCTTACAGCCGGGGCCAGCTCAACAGCCAGGCGACGAGTCAAACCCTGAATCTTGAGATCAATGTCGTTATAGATCTCGTTCGCTTCCAGCAGCTTGTCCAGATCGGCTTCTGAATAGATCGCACCGCTCTGTTCCGCCTCTGCACTGATACGGCGCAACGCTTCTGCGTTATTGTCCAGCAGGGGAAGCAGGCGGGACGCATCACTGGCCAGAGATTCCAGGAAAAATACTTGCTCAGAACGGGAGTCCAGCTCAGTGATCGCATCGGCCAGCTTGAGCAATTGCTGGTCTGGGGTGAGATTACGGAATTCCTCAATGCTGAGATTCAGCTGCTCGAATACATCAGCACCTTCACCAGCACCGGTTACGGAAAAGTCACCAATCTTGTCAGTGATATCCTGCAGGATATCACCCATCTTATCGCCCTCGATGTTGAACTCACGGCCAGCCGCGATGTACTTCTGCAGCACTTCGCGGTTAACGTTCAGGGCGTTGGATGTGTTGGTGATCTCCCGGGCTACATCGGCCTGCCCCTTGGAGAAAATAGAGAGGGTGGCGACAGAAGCACCGGCCGCAGCCGTAAAGCCGGCAAACAGTTTCGTGCCTGTCTTGAGCACGCCGCCAAGTTTGTTGACAAGCCCACCAGAGCGCTCTGCGGCATCACCCAGGTCACGGGTGCCCTTTGCGGCTTCCTTGGTGCCCTTGGCTGCGCCGGTGGCGCTATCCCGCATTTCGGTGAGTTCTGTTGCCAGCTCGGACGCTTCCGTATTAACACCGTCCAGTTCCTTCCGGATACGGACCTGTTCACCGGCCAGGTCTTTGGTACTAATGCCTGCACCTTCCAGCTCACCGCGCAGCCCGTTCAGGCTCTGCTGGTTATCGATGTATGCCTGGTCAGCGTTGTTGACAGCTTTGCGGGCCCGCTCGAATTCGCGGGTCTGGGCACGGGTGGGGTTTTCAAGCTGGGCATATTCACGCCCCAGCTTTGAGGCAGAATCCCGGGCCAGCTCCTGCTGCCTGGCCAGATCCCGGGATTCCTTCTTCAATTCGCTGAACTGGTTAACCAGCGCATCCTGACGCTTCAGTTCATTAAGGCGGGAAGCGAGGCCTTCCATGGCCTCTGAGGTTTCATCAAACCCCTTACGCAGTCCCTCTGTGTTGTCGGGCAGCTCAATACGGCCAGCACTTTCCAGATCCTCCAGCTCCGTGATCAGGCTCTGAACATTCTTCAGCCCATCAACGGCTGTGGAGATCAGGAGGTTAACGCGCTCGTCATTGCTGGCCATCTTGAGACTTTTCCTTTTAGATCATTGCCATTTCTTGGAACTTGCTGAGTCCGGCCCCGGTACGGCTCTCATCGGCCAGCACGGTGCCGGACAGGGTGAGCTCCGCAAAGTCATCGCCGCCGTGGCGCTGGAACCCAGAGGTGGGAGACAGCTTCACGCGGAAGTAAGTGGCCTGCAGAGGGTTACCGCCATCTACCGAATTCAGACCTTCCCAACGCAGTTCAAACAACTGCTGAGAGGCTGACAGCGCCTGAATCAGGTACTGCGGGTTGCGCTCATAGCCAACGCTGAGCGGTACCATGGTTTCCAGATCGGGATAGGTAATGTTGGCCGGCTCATCCTTGATGCGGATACCGTGGGGCGTGCGGTCATAGTCCTGCTCTGCAACCAGGGCCGACTTACCAATGTGCGTCCACACAACATCCCCGTCAGTCACGGTTCCGTTGCCGGTCGGCCAGGTAGGTTCAGTCGTGCCAGTGGTACCGCCGGTGGTCGCCAGATAGGCCTCTGTGGTGTCAACCAGCACTGCGCCTTCAGCCACTTCGGTTTCTGATGTCCAGGTAGTATCCCCGGCGACTTCTACGGTAACCGTCTGGTCCGGATCCGGCAGGTAGCGGAATCCGACACGGGTGCCTGACCAGGATTCGACGCTCTCCTCGCTCACAGACTGGGCACCAATCTGCTCCAGGTTCGCAAGAAAGCCAGCCGCAATGTTCCGCGGGGTGATGTCGTTGCACGTCGCTTCGAAAGTGAATGACGATACGTTCTCATCCACGTCCAACTCACCACCGGCGGCAGTGGTGTAGTCCTGACGGGCTTGCCGGTCTACCTCGATGGATTCCGAAAACGCGGTTACGTTACCCAGTTCAAACGGACGACCGCCGCCAATGGGCTTCAGGATGAAACGACCACGGCCCTTGTAGCCGCGAGTAGTGGAGCTCAGAGACATAGCTTATCCCTCATGGTTGGTCAGCGCATAGCTGACGGTTACGGTGTAAATCACGTTGGCGGTGTTACCGCCGCCTTCCGGGTGGGTGTACTCCCCTCCCTCAATGGCCACGTCCATTGCCCCCGGCAGAGCATCCATATCCGTCAGGGCAGACAACGCACGGGTGATGTCCTCATCCAGATCATCCAGGGCGGGTTCGTAGTCGCTTTCACCAGCAGCCACAATGCCCACCACTTCAATCTGCCGGTCCTTGCGATTGGTGCGGGGTTTGATCGTTCGTGAGCCAGCGCTGGTGGTATTGACGGCGATCATCGGCAGTTGCTCGATATCGATCCTTAGCCGCTCCGGCCTGCCCCTGCGCACGTTCATTCCTGCACTGGTAAAGAAGCCATCTTCACTGGCTATGGCTTCCAGGGCATCGATGACCTGATCGGTGTAATGGGTGCCTTTGCTGGTCATTGGGGTTACCTTCTTCCCATTGCGTAATTCAGCTGGGCACGGAATTCCTTACTCATATTCCGCTTGATGAACGGGTGCAGCTGATCACGGATGTTGGTAAACAGTTGGTCAACGGAGGGGCCATACAAATGGCGTATGTCATCAGGAGCGCGACCAGTTCGCTCGAACACACCCATCAGACCGTTGGTTCTCAGCGGAACCAGGAACGTCTTACGCATTCTCTTGCGCCCTGAATTGCGACCAACCGACACGGAAACACCTGCCTGTTTTCGTCCGGCGGATATACCCCTAAGCTCATCACCACGGGCTTTACGGGCTGCTTTCGTCAACTGCTTTGCTCCGTATCTTGCCAGTCGCGTTGGCCGCCTTCTGGCCGTGATAATGGCACTGGGGTCACCAGGCTTCGCCTTCTTGTAGAGCCACAGATGACGATTCACATAGGAGGCCTTCAGGCGAACTTCTGCCCGGATCTGTCGACTGGCTTCTGTGCGGGTCTTTTGGGAAACACGGTTCACTGCTCGATATTCAGCTTTCTCGATCGCAGTTACCGTCCCCCGCAAATAGTCCTTTGCTTTGCGAAAATTCCGGCGGTCGATAATCATGCCCATCGCAGCAACACCTTTGACGCTACCCCGAACTCCGAACCGTCCGTCATTGGGCGATCCACCTTGTAGCTCTTGCCTCGGATCTGAACGGGCATGTCGCCACGGATCTGGCCAACGTCTGCCAGCTTTATTTCCAGAGTGGTTCTTTCCTCCACCATCCCGTCATAGCCGTCCAGGGTAACCAGCTCCCGGGAGGGAATGCCCTGCACTTCCCGGCCATTGAACACGACCGTTTCAGCGAACTGTTCAAACGCCACATCTGCTGTTATCTGATCAACATCAATCCCCATGGCACCTGACCCAAAAAAAGAGGCGGGCAACTGCCCGCCTGATACTCGGAGGTTTAAAGGCGTTTACTCGCCATCCCCGCCGGAGGCCGGCTCCACTTCCTCCGGCTCTGCCTTCTCGACCTTCTGCACAGCAGCGCCGTACTTCTTGGCCTCTGCAGCGGTCAGATCAAGCTCGGTACCGGGCTTGATCACTTTCTTTTCCTTGCCGGTTTTATCGCGGGTTTCGATGCGATGCACGGTGATGTATTTCGCCTTGCTCATGGCTATCTACCTTTGTTCAAAAGAGAGTTCAGTTCCGGGGGCGGGGTCGCCCCCAGGGTCTGCGAGTCAGCCGGCTAGCGTTACTCGCTGTAGACGGTGGCAAACACGGTGCTGTCTGCCAGGCGCGGGACCGGCATGCCACGGCTCTGGGTCATCACAAATTCCGCAGCCGGGTCTTCGCTCTCCCAGTTTTTCGGGAAGTATTCCAGAGCGCGGAAGCCGGCCTTCTTGTCCAGAATCGCACCGTAAGCCCGAACACCAGGCGCACCCACAGATACCAGCGCCACGCCGTTGTCCGGGATGAACAGTTCCTTGTTGCCGTCCTCGTCCTTGAAGTAGCCGGTGTATGACCACATCTCAGGACCGGCACCACCCAGGCGACCACGGTAGGAGGCCAGGTTCACAGAAGGCGCGATTTCAAACTCGGTGTCACTGCCCCGCTCGGTTTCCACCAGGTCTTTGAACGCGGCATTCTTCAGCGCATTGCGGAAGGCACCGCGACCAAAAATGATGTGGGTGCACGGGGCCGCCATCAGGCTGAACCAGTCTTCCAGGTCGCCGTTAACATCCTCGGTACCGGAACCCCACTCGGCAGGACCGGTCAGGGTGATGGTGTTGTTCGGATCACGCCCGAAATCCACTTCCGAAGTCGGATAATCTTCCCCCTGTACCACGATCTTGCCGGTACGCAGGTACTGGGCAGCCATCCACTCCATCCGGCGCATGATCGTGCGGCGGTGTTCGTCCAGCAGCTCCACGCGGATGGCGTTCATGCGCTGTTCCGCCGTCATCTCACCGCTGGGGTTTTCACCGGGACGGCGCTTCAGGGCGCGGCCTGGCTTCACCACATCCTTCGGCTTAACAGTCGGGGGCACGAACTTGCGCAGTGCACCGCCCTTCTCACGGCGCGGCTTGCCGGCCACGTAGGGGCTGACAAACGGTGCCAGGGTTTCGTCCAGCTCCAGTTCATCGAACGCGATTTCTTCGGTGTCGAAGGTGACCGCTTCGTTAAACAGCAGGTTCAGCAAAAAGGGGCTGAACCGGTCCAGCTGACCCATTGCGGTCAGCAGTGTGGTGGTTTCATACGCCATGGTTGTTTACCTCATCGGTTGGCAATTCGTTAATCCAGGCACGGCATGCCGCGCAGGGGGTTGATCAGTACGGCTTCACGATGGTCAGCGGTGTGCCGTCCAGCGCAGCGTTGAGGGTGTCCACGGTCCAACTGTTATCGAAGTTGGCCAGGTGCTCGTTGATCCAGCCGCCGCGGGCAAACTGGCAATCGGTATCGCCCCCGCTCGCGTCGGTGTCGTGGGCCAGGAAACCAACCGGCTTCTGGGATCCGTCAGTCGCTGTTTCAACACACAGCGTCAGTTTGTTGCTGGCAGTGATGCGGCCGATGGCGGCACCACGGGTCAGGTTCTGGCCAGACACCAGGGTGCCACGGCCAAAGTCCGGATTGCCGCCGATGATCAGGCTGTCCGCCTCGTAGGTCTCCGTGCTGGAGCGTGCAATTTGATCAGTCATCTGTAATGTCCTCTGGGGAATGGATTCTCAGCCCCGCCTTAGCGGGACTGGCTGATGCCTTTGGCCTGGCGGTAATCGGAGATCAGCGCCACGGACGGGTCTTTCTCCCCTTCCCCGGCCTCATCACCGGTGGTGTCCGCGCCAATCTTCGGCTGCTTGGTGTTACCCATGGCGGCATCCAGCAGGCTTTCGTTGGCCGCTTTCTGGCCGCCCTCTGCCGGAGAGGCGGCCAGCACAGACTTGGCCTCATCCACCGACATGCCGGTTTTGAATGCCAGGTGCTGGGCCAGCTGGCCGCGGCCTTCGGCTTCCTCACAGTTCAGGATGCCGGACACGCGGGCCTGCTCATCGGCGCGGGCCTGCTGGGCAATGTCCGCAGCGGTCATCTGGGTTTCCTGTTCACCGGTTTCCGGCACATTGGCCGCCGGTGCCGGAGCCTGCTTGTCAGCAGCCGGCTTAGTGCTCTTATCAGTCATGGTGCTCACTCCCGTGGTTTGGGTGGTTTTTACATAGTCGGAGAAGGCAGCCACCATTTCGTGGCCGTTGACAAGCTCATCAGCAAAGCCTTGATCGATCGCATCAGAGCCGGTGTAGATGGCCGCCTCGGTGGCAAGCACATCCGATACAGAGAGCCCGATCTGGTCCGCTACCATCTCCGCAAACTCGTTGCGGATGCGGTCAGACTCGGACTGGAATTTCGCCATCACCCGATCGGGCAGGTTTTCGTAGGGGTTGCCGTCCACCTTGAAGGCACCGGAGTGAATCAGCGTCACTTCCATGCCCTCGTTGCGCAGCAGTTCTTCATAACTGACATGGGCCATCACCACACCCACAGAGCCGGTGCGTGCGGTGGCGGTGGTGTATCGGTAATCCAGCCCGCTGAACAGCGCCATGCCAGCACTGCAGGCCATGTCATAGGAGATGCCAGCCATAGGCTTCACACCCCGCAACTGGTTCAGCCGGCGGGCGGTGTCAAAGCAGCCGGCCACTTCCCCGCCCGGGGTGTCAAAATCCAGCAGCAGCCCGCTCACGGTAGGATCCGCCAGGGCATCCTCCACCCGGGCGATGATGCCGTCATAGCCGGTCATGCCGCTGTATGGCTGCAGGTGCCCGAACTTGTGCACCAGGCTGCCAGACACCGGAATCACGGCAATGCCGTCCACCACCTCATAAGGCCGGTTCCGGGGCCGGTCCGGGTCAAACGAATCCGCCCGCATCCGCAGCTTGTCTTCAGACTCCACCAGCCCGAATTCATCCCGCAGGGACGCGATCCCCAGCCGGGGAGCCAGGGCACCGATGAATACCCGGGCATAGCCAGGCTCCAGCAGAAGCGGCTGGTTCAGCACTCGGGCTGCAATGTTCTGGTTTCGCATGGTTTTACTCCGGGTATTAAAAAACCCCGCCGGGGCGGGGCTTATGTATTGGGTGTTGCTTCCGGTTCTTCCTGCTGCTCAGGATCCAGCGCCAGCGCCTTCACCCAGCTGGGTGGTGGCAGGCCGGCTTCTTTACGCTCGGCCATTTCGCGGACCTGCTGGGCAAATACTTCCTGGTAATCCTCGCCCATCTTCGCCAGCTCTTTTTCGTAGGTGGAAAGCCCGGACTCGATCAACAGGATGGCTTCTTTGACTTCCTTCAGGCCGTCGATCGCCATGCGGCCAGAGCCGATCCACTCCGCGTTGCACCAGGAAGCCTTAGCTTCATAGAAGCTGCGGGTGGCAGATCTCGGCAGCTTGAGGATGCCGCGGTCCAACGCTTCCTCGAGGAACAGCGCAAAGGCCATGCTGCCGAAGCGGGCCGGGATGATCTTCCGGCGGCCCATGTAATAGCGCCACCCTTCCAGCATGCTGGCCCGCGCCGTGCTGTAGCTCAGCTGCCGGTAGTCCTTGGAAAGCTGCTCACTTGGCAGGTTCAGGCCCGCCGCAATCCACCGCATGATGGACGACTCCAGCTCTGCAAAGCCGTTGTCTGCGTTGTTGCTGGTCAGCAGCTCCAGCTTTTCGCCGGGCATCAGGTGCGGGATCTTCACCCCGTTCATCCGGATGTCCGCGCCGTCGTGCCAGTCCATCAAGTTGCCCATGTACTTCTGCAACTTTTCGATGGGGATATCGCCGCCGATGATCTCCATGGCCTGTTCGCTGCCCAGCTCGCTTTCGATCACCGCCGCATACATGGCGTTAACGATGGCGCTCTGCAGTTTGGTCTGCTGCAGTTTTGCCAGCTGGGGCAACTGTTCCATCACGCTCAGGAACTGGTTGGCTCCTCGGGTCTGGCCGTCGCCACGCGGCTCGAACAGGTGCAGGAACTGCTGCCGGCCCCAGCTGGTTTCCCGGGGTACATAGGTCCACTCATAACCCATGCCGTTGCCACCCAGACCCGCACCGTGCACCTGGGTACTGCGCACCCAGTAACCGACAGCCGCGCCATAGCGGTCCAGCTGCACACCGGCCCGCAGGTTGGTGGAGTCCGGCCGGTTGTGCGGGTTGCATACGCGGTGCGTGTTCACCAGCTTGATGGCGGTGCGGAAGGGGCTGCCGGCCCGTTCGATCCACTCGCTGGAACCCATGGCCTCACCCACGGTGCTGTGCGTTGCCACGATCTCCCGGCACATCATCGTGAATGTGCGCTTGCGCTCGGCATCGATCCAGCAGTTGACGTCGTCTTCCGCGTACTCCAGCCAGGCCGCTTCCACGTCCTTGGCAAAGTCCCGCGCATCCGCCTCACTGATCCCCAGGTTACGCCAACGGGGCTTGTAACTCAGCCGGAACAGGTGGCCAACGATGTTGTCCACATGTAGCTGCACGCCGTTGGAGGCAATGCCGTGGTTGCGCACCAGGTCTTCCGCCCGGGCATTGCCACTGGACAGGGACGGCAGCAGGGCCGCGTCCGCCGTGCGGGCTCCGGGATTCCACCGAGCCAGCTGGTTACCGAAGCCACCGCCGGCACCGGTGTAGCCGCTGGCGCTGGACATGGGCTTGCCTTCATGGTCCAGAATGCGAACTTTCGGCAGGTTGTCTTTGACAGCAGCACTCATCCAATCAACCTCGCAGGGCCACGCCGGCGACCAGACGCGCCGATCTGGCTTTCCAGTTCGGTGATATAGGAGCGCAATTGCGCCCGGTCAGCGGCCTTGAATTCCACGGTTTTGCCGTCCCGCTGGATCCGCACCACGGTCTGGCCGGTCATCAGCTTGTGGTACGCCTGCCGGGCTTCGGCAAGCTGGGCTTGAATCGTCATCGTCTTCTCCGGGCAATGTCCGCGAAATTGGATGTTCGGGTTTCCGTCTTGGTCTGGATAACCCGGGCACCGGTCTGGCGTTCGGTACCGGAATCTTCAGCCGCCCGTTCAACGGGTTCCGGCATGGCCGGTGCCAGCAGATCGCCCTGCTTCAGTTCGGCTTCCAGAGCATCCCACTGGTCCGGCTTTTTGATGTGCACTTTCACCGTGCGGGCTGCGTGCAGGGCGTACACCTCACAGTCCAGCGCCTCGTTCCGCACGCCGGCCTTTTCCTGCCATACACGACGACCACCCCGCTGTCGGGACGGTGCCTTAACCTCGCTGGTGATCTGGTCGTAGTAGTCGGAGCGCACCCCGTTGTACCAGTGCATCCGGCCAGGCCCGTGGCCCTGCAGTTTCAGCCGGGCATCAATCAGGTCTTTTGCCTTGTGGGTACCGACCATGAACACCGGCAGGCCGTATTTGCTGGCCTTGGTAGTCTTGTTGTTCACGTCGATTTTCTTGGCCGGGGTGACAATCTCCCGGCTGATGTTGGTGCTTTCGCCCTTGATCGCCATGACCTTCACGCCACGACCACGGCGCGATCGCACGTAGCTGTACACCGCATCGTTGGTGCCACCGTCAGACGAGTCGACACTGGCCGCGGACACGTAGACCGGGAAGCCCCACTCATGCTGGTAACAACCAAAGATGAACGCATCCAGTTCTTCCCAGACCGGATCCGCCTTGTCCATGCAGGTGTTCGCCGCAGCTATCTCGCCCCAGTACACCAGCCAGCTTTCTTCACCCCGGCCCCAGGCCCGGACAACCACCGCCAGGCGGTCATGCTGCACGTCGACACCCACGGTCAGCAGCAGGCCACCGGCTGGTACCGCCTTCTCCGCATACTCCAGCGCCCGCGCTTCCAGATCCTCGGTGCTCGGTGCGTCCGTGCGGTACTCATACGGCAGGCCCAGACAACTGTTTTCGAAAACGATCATGTCGCTTTCGTCGCCGGCCTCCAGCGCATGCCGCGCCTTCAGATATCGCTCCACCAGCATGGCCAGCTTTGAGCCGGGGAACGGGCTGTAAAGCTCGTTGATGTAGAACCCGGCCACGCCCCGGAAGGGCCGCTCTGCCTGCCATTCGCCTTTGCGCACGTTGCGGTTCTTGTCCACATCCCGCCAGGGCACACCGCAATGGGGGCACACATAACGCGCCGTCTGTGGCTGGGCTTTCCCCAGCACCTCGTCGACGGTCTCCGCGCCCTCATCCCAGATCACGTTTTCCCAGGCCAGCACATGGCTGTCACCACACTCATGGCAGGGCACCATGAACTTCCGGCGGTCGCTTGCCAGGTAAGCCTTCTCTACCCGGCTGATCCCCTTCACCGTCGGGGTGCCACCGAAGATCACTTTGCGGTATTCGTAGGTCTTCGCCCGTTCTTCCAGCAGCTTGACCGAGTCGCCCTGCCCTTTGACGTTGGTGTTACAGTCGTCCGGTTCCTCGACACACACCACCGGGGCGGACAGAGACTTGACGTTATCCGGTGCGTTCGATGCCACCAGCGCCAGGAACCCGCCCGGGAATTTCTTGAAGTCCGTCCGGTTGCCGGTGCTGCGGGATGTCGACACATCCACCAGCGGCCGCAGCACCTCGGTGGCCTGTACCATCGGCACAAACTTCTGATCCAGGTACTTCCGGATCGTCTTGTCCTTCGGGAACAGCAGTACGATCGGGCACGGATCGTTGTGGATCCGCCGGCCCAGGTAGTTGTTCCAAACCCCGTCTGTCCAGGCCACCTGGGCAGACTTCATGCACACAACTTCCTTCGTGGCATTATCGTCCAGGGCATCGAGCATGCCGGGCACCCACGGGGTTAGGTCCGTGGAGTATTTGCCCGGCATCGGGCTGCTCTCCTGGGCTATGTACCGGTACCGGTTAGACCACTCAGTTGAGCTGATCTTTTCCGGCGGCTGGAACTTCTTCAATGACCGGGCTATCACCCGATCCAAGTTCCTCTCCAAGGCCTGCCAGTTGTCGGAGCTGATTGCGACTGTGCTCATTCAGTAGCTCGATATCGAGATCGATGTCATACAACGTGTCGATCTCGGTTTTGAGTTTCGGGTTACCGGTCAGCACCGCAGTCCTGATCGCTAACACCACCTGCACCAATCGAGCCTCCACTGATACTGCCGGTACCAGTTCTTCCAAATCTTTCGCCAGGGCCAGTTCTTCCCGGTCGCCCTTGATCCTGTCCAGCCGGTCGCGGGAACTCTCATGCCGCGCACCGTTCACCGCCCTGTCCATCAGCCACTGGTGGACATCCTCGGTGTCATACGTGTTCGCCTTGCCCCGGGTACCGGACACAGCAACCGGAAAAGAAGGATCACGCTGGTAAGCCGTAAAGCTTCGCTCAGAAATCCCGAAGATCTCTGCCAGCTCACGCTTGTTAACCTGCTTACCCATCTCAACCCACTGATATCAACCGAGGAAGGAAGGCCATGGTTGGCCCAAGTCTGCAAAAATTCCGCGCTCTACGCGCCCGTGTGAATCGCACCCGCTCAGAAGGACCCGCACTCATCCGAGAGCCCGCGATCACGAAGGACGAGCCACTCCGAAACCTCCGACTGAGCGCCGGAATACTCAGCCGTGATCGTCAGTTCGATCTCGGTGCCGTCCGGCAAATCAATCGGTGGAACCACTGCCAGGTAGTTGCCCGGGCTGTCCGGATACAGGGGGACAGGGTTCGTTACCCCAGGTACGTCAGAGCCATCGGCCATCAGCAGCACTGCTTCCACCGTCGCGCCGGATACCACGTTACCCTCGTGGTCCGTCAGGCCCTCAACGGAGAGGGCCTTGCTGTTGTTCCGGTAGTAGATCCGCACCGGGTTACGCCGCCGCCTGCGTGAACTCAGCGGTCACGGTAATGGTGGATCCTGCAGACAGAGTGACATCACCAGACTCGAAGGCACCGGCCGCAAACAGCAGGCCAGTGGATCCGCCCTTGGTGTTGTTGTCCGTCAGGAATGCGCCACCCACCGTGGTGCTGTTGTTGGTGATGGTGAATACCGCCGCACTGGCGTTGTTGTTCACCGCCTTGCTGGCAACAGATCCCGGAGTCCATGCCTGCCGGGCGGACTCGTCATAGCCCTGCACCTCTGTCCATCCAGCATGTGATGCCATGGTGTCGCCAGCGGCCACCGTGGGTGATCCATCAGTCAGTCCCAGGTACCAGGGGCCGGCGGATGCCAGGCCAGCGTCCAACAGCTGGTTCAGCCCGGTATCCACAATCAGGTTTTCCCAGGTGAGCACATCAATCAGCTTTCCTTCCGGATCGCGGATTTCCGCTTTCCACTGACCCTTTGCCATGGCGTTACCCAGGGGGAGGGAGACAGGGGCGGCCCCCGCTGCTTTCATGCGGTCTTGTGCAGTGGTCTTGTCTTTCATGTCAGTTTCCCGGCTTGATGTTCGTGGTGTGGTTAAGAGCTGGGTTTACCCCTGTCTTGCCTGTCAGAGCCGTGCGGAGCGTGATGGCCCCCATCACCAGGTACTGGATACCGGCGTTGACGATTGCAAAACGGGAGGTGGCAATAGCGCCTGCGGTGACCCGGGCCCGAGTATCTACCAGGGCGGTCACCAGATCGGACGCTGTACATACCTCAGAGAGCGCAGCGGTCATGTTGACCATGAGCCCCCACACGTCCGCAGACAGTGCGCCGGACTGCAGCGCATTGCGGAATCCGAAGTTGACCCCGAACGTGTCTGCAGCCAGTGCACCGTCTGAAATGGTTTGAGTGAACCCGAAGCTGGTACGGAACTGGTCACTTGCTATCGCCCCGGATGAGATACTGGCCAACTGGGCAACCACTGCCGTGAGCACATCCGACACCTGCGCAGTGCCGTGAAGCACTGCCAGGGCCTGAATCGCTGAAAGGAACTGATCGGATGCCTGGGATTGTTCCGCCATCGCGGCCTGCCGGGCATCTTCCGCAGCACGGCGGATAGTGTCGGATGCCGCCGCCTGGTTGAGTAGATCGACCAGCACCTGAGCCTGCACTGTCCAGCGCTCACCAGCCGCAGCCCCGGCGGTCAGACTGGCTGCAGCGTCTGCCAGAGCGTCCGTCGTATCATTACCCGTGGCACCAGACTGAAGACTACCAACCGCCACCGGTGAATCCCCGGCCTGATCGGATGCCTGCGCTGACGCGACAATGCCAGCGCTAACCGCCGCAATGGTGCTCAAAATATCTGATGCGATCGCACCGGCGGTCAGTGACGCGGGAGCCTGGCAATGTGCGGTCCAGCTGTCTGACCCTGCTGCTGACTGGGAGAGGGTCTTTTCTTCACCGCCACCACTTACCGGCCCCGTGGGGGCTGGGTCGCCGTCTGTGCCGACCGCAATTGAGTATATTTGCAAAGCATCAGTGTCGCGCGACAGATGTGATATACCAAAAAAGCCGCCTACTGGCAGCGGGTCACCGTCCGTAACCGATACCTCGGCGGTGCCGGGGCGTGATCCACCGATATCCCAGCTACGAATTTCAAGCGTCGCCCCATCCCGGACAAGCTCCAGATACCGAGTAACAAAGGCGTTACTGACGGTCAGCGAGCTTGACCCTATCGCGCTATCAGAACCGGAATCATATTTTGATATGCGGTTGTTAGTGCCGTACCAATGAACGTAACCTGTGCGACTAGCGGAGTCTCCCGAGCCGCTAAGTATACCGCCAGGAATCGCCTGCACAGAACCGCTACTTTCCTCAAACCGTACAAGCAGCCGAATTACAGTACGCCCGGATGTGGTGCCCGCAAGCCACTGCAGTGCGCTCCGCTCAAAAGAGTCGTCAGACGGAGTTATCAGTAGGTGCCTGTCGCTATCAGTTAGCGGATTGCCTGACTTGATAGCGTATGCAAGGGGTCCGCCCCAGACAACGGAGAAATCAGCCGGAACCGAATCAACCGCCTGACCCCGGAAATCCTCAAAGTGCTGCGCCATCAGCTACCCCCAACCCGTCCACGAGGCCGCTCAGAGTAACCAGCAGCAGCCAGCACAGACGCAACAGCAGCTGGAGCCGTGTTAACCCCGCTCACTGGCTCCGGAGTCCGCACCGCCGCATACGTCACGCCGTCGATATCGGCATACCATGCACACCATCCAGCGCCGGGGATCACGCCGGGGGTAAGTCCACCCATCTCAGGATCAGGCACAGCCTCAACGACATACCAATACCCGCCGTCAGCCTGCTCTGGCACAGCCGCCTCGATCACTCTGGTACCTCATCCCAGCCGTAAACACCGGGAGCCCAAGAATTGTTCGCGGTGTTGTTCTGCCAAACCTTACCGTCAGCCCGTACACGCGTCGTATCACCGTGTACGTCGGTCAGCGGGTATGCGTCCTGCGCACCGGTCGGCATGATGTGATCCGGGATCTCATCATCCGGCACCATGGCACCGCTGCGGACAATCCCGAAGCGGTCAATGTGCCACCGCCGGACCGCTACCAGGGTGCCATCCGGCTGCTCGTCATAGACACCGCCGTGACTTGTGCGCTCTCCTGGCTCACCAATCCGCGCCACGCTGGCGTTGGTAGCCACGGCCATGGCTTGGTCATAGACATGATCCGCGTCTGCCTGATTCGCAAACGTGGCATGGATCTGGACAACAAACACGGGCTCAGTCCTTCAGGATGATCAGATTGGTAGGCGGCATCGGTGGCTGCTTCACCCACTCCACCGCAACCGAGTTGCTGGGCTCAGAAACCAGGCCATCGGTATCCACCGCAACAATGGTGCAATCAAACGTGCCGTAGTCCGGCAGCGCCTCATGCTTAGCCAGCTCATAAGCACCAGCCTCCGGCATTGTGGGGGCAATCGTGGTCACGGTATCGCCGCAGGTCAGCTGGTACTCCGCAATCTCGGTAGCAGGATCCAGCGGTGTGCCGTCTTCACGGGTAGTCGGTGGCTCCCAGGTCAGGGTTTCCGCCAGGGCAGGAACTGCAAAGGCGGTCAGAAGAATCAACACAAAGAGTTTCATGGCATGTCCTATTCAGCGCTGTAACCGCGCTTGAGTTCGAGGATGTACTGCATCAGCAGGGCCGTGTCCTGCTTATTGAGGCTTACCCCGCCCTGAGCGCTCTGGGTCCAGCTGGGCAGGCTTGGCCGGATCGGCTCCGGTGGCATCTGGGGGCACTCTTGCGTCAGGGCCGGCACCAGGCTGCACGCCGTTAAAGAACTCATCACCAAAGCCAACAGGATCATCCTGCAGCTGCTGTTCTTCCTCACGGTATTGTTCACGGCGTTCACGCTTGCGGATCCGGTCCCAGATGCGGGCCAGCAGCTCAACGAGCCGAACCAGCGGGCCGAGCCACTGCACCCTACCGGTCCTTGTTCTTCGCCCCGCCAACGTTCAGCGCCAGCACATCCAGAATCTTCCGGATCTTGCGCACCACGCCGTCGTCCTTTGGGGTCTTGGTCATAGAAGTGACCACGCCGGCAGCAAGTACCAGGTAAGCCAGCACCTGCAAAATGGCTTCTGCGTTCTCAATGATGAAATCCATGGGATGTCTCCTAGTCGATGCCGGGAATCTTCTTCTCCAGCGTGTCAATCCGCGAATGAATCAACCGATCCCGCAGGGCCTGAGCCTCCACCTGGGACCGCGCTTCACTTTTCGTCTGGTACCGGTCAAACCGCTCATCCATCGCCGTGATCTGCCGTTCCAGCACCTCAAGACGGTTCAGCACCACGCCCATCGTCCCGCTCAGCTCCGTAATGGACTTACCCACCCACAAGATGGCCCCGAGGATCAGAGCGGCAATTACCGTCTGGCCGTGGCGCTCCCATGCGGAAAAACTGTCTTTACGGCTTTCAGAAGACATCCGTGGCTGCATCGTCACTCTCAGATCAGGGAAATGGCGAGGTCATAGCAGGCAATCAAACGGCGCATCCAGCCGCGCCCAAACCGCCCGAAAATCTTGTTCAGTTGTCCGTAGTGGTAAGCACGCTCCACCACCACACAGCGGGCCAGCTTGCCCGCGTCACAGTTATTGGCCGCTGCAATTGTCTTCGGGCCAATTAAACCATCCACCGTTACACCCAGGGCTTCCTGCAGGCACTTCACCGCCCTGCTCTGCCCCTGGTTGATCGCGCCGTCAAACACCAGCACCGCAACAGCCGCTGGCAGGTCTGAGCAACGGCAACCCTGCCAGTAGTCCCGCAGGTAAATGGCCTTTGCCTGGTCCTGAGTCGGTCGCCCGTCCTGCCATGCTTCCGGATGATGCCGGCGAGAGATTCCGTAGATAGTCTCCCCGCCCGGATCCTGCGGGTCGTTCACATAACCGCCCTCGAAGGCCAGCACATGATCCATGGCACGATCAAAAACGCCTTGCATCGGACAGCCCCCGGAACGAAAAAAGCCCGCACAAGGCGGGCAATCACAACGTGACAGACAGAAAACCAGAGCGAACTCACAAAAAAACCCGGCCATCGCTGACCGGGTTTCTTCGGGCTCTTTTGGTGAACAGCCATACTTCTGCGACTGTACGGGATTTAGACTATATCCGTGCATGCACGGAGTCAATCCCATTTAGTATTTTTTAATTCGATTTACTAAAAAGTCAGCCGCCCCGCTATCCAGGCCTCGGAACTGCGCAACATCACCCGCGCCTTCTCCCGGCTGATACCAAGCTCCGCCCCCATCATCGAGAAGTCCCAGCCCCGCACATAGTAATTCACCAGGGCCCGGCCCATGTCCGGTTCTGTCTGCTTCAGCTTGGCCACCGCCCGGTCCACCGCCAGGGCCTCATCATCCGGCACCGTACAGCCACCACCCCCGGCCACCAGCTTCACCGCCGCATAGCCACTGGCAATGCCACCAGAGCGCACCCACTTGCCCCAGTCCTGCAATCTGATCTTTGTGTCTTCCAGCATCGTGTTCCCCTCGGTTTTTGTAATGTTCAGCCCATGTACAGGGCAAAAGCCCAACGCAGAATAGAGCCAGCCCTTGCGGCACAAGGGATGTACTAGGTCTACAGGGTGTGCGGGGTCATATCCCACACGCGAGAAAAAAATCTACTCTTTAAAAATTATTACGAAATAACGCGCACACGCGCGCGGCAAACCCTGCAGACCCTGTAGACCTAGTACATCCCTTCTCTCCCAAGGGCTCAGCGTATTCTAGGTCTGAGAAATGGGCCTGCAGACCCCGAACATTTCTGGCTGTCCTGGTCACGTGACGGCCTCCAGCTCTCGCAGAAACGCCGCTTCCTGCTCACCCAATTGGTCAGCCAAAGGACGGCCCTGTTCGTGGATCCACCCCGCCGGCTGAACCACCATCCTGGTTCGCTTATGTATTCCCAACCGGACCCACCGCCTGGACTTCTCCAGGTTATCGGGTAGCGATTTCAGCAGCATGGTTTCCGTCTGGATATACCCCTTTCGGCTTCTCGCCCACCACTCGTAAAGCCGATATAAGCTCATGGAGGTACAGGGCCGGACGGCTACCGGTAGCATCCCGCACGACCACTCCCTATAAAACAGATCGATGCCAGAAGGTTCAGCGACACCAACCGCCCTGATTGCATCCAGAAGATCCTCTTTACGGATGGCTAACCTGTCCGCCACGTCATCCGCACTCACACGCCGACCACCGTACTTAATCACCACATCTGTTCCGGCCATAATCAGTTATCCTCCGCTCTGGGGCCCGCCCGCATACGGAATTCCGCCACGCAACGGCCAAGCCAATCCATTTCATTTTCGCCACTGGGAGCAGCACAGCCCTCCGGAATAAAGAAGGTACCCAGTTTCTGGCAATGGCCTTCAATCCTGTAATGCTTGCGCACCTTGTACAAGCGGCTGGCGTAGATAGTGATGAGCTTGGTTTCCGTCAGCGCCCGGTTGCCGGTCTGCCGACACCATGCCTGGTAGGAATGGTATAGATCGCGGGTCAGGCAGGGCGAGAAAGGCACGTCCGTTTCGTTGTGCATCCACTCCCGGTAAAACACCTCAAAGTTAGGCAACGAGAACTCCACCACCCGATCCCGGGCCCGGGTCTGCAATGGCTTGCTGTGGGGATTGAAATTGCCAAGGGGGTAATCCAGCAGGTACTGGTAGAAGGCCTCCGGCCCGCCGTTGTCCAGCTCCATGGACACCCGCATCTGCAGGTTCTCGTAAAGGGTATGCTTCGGCCACACCACCAGGAACCGCCGGTCAGAAGGCTCCAGGGGGAACGGCTGTATCTCGTTACTCAGAAACACCCCGTTCATGTGGTTGGCTTCCTCCCAGCCGGAAACGAACTTCCGCTCGATCCGCTGGGTAGGGCCGGTAATCATGTGCTTGATGGTGCCCATCTGGTTGTGCTTCTCAGTGCGGGACAGCACTTCCTCAAACACCGCATACAGCAGCCGGCTTCGCCAGTCCGTGTATTGTGACTCCAACTGGTGCTGCCCCAGCACACTGGCGTACTCACCATAAATGGCCGTCATCACCCGCCCGAAGAACAGGCTTTTACCACTGCCCTGAATATCCGAGTGGAACAGCAGCGCCGTGTCCAGCTTGGCCCCCACATGCTGCAGCGGGTAAGCCAGCCACCGCACCACCCAGTCATAGACTTCCTCGTCTTCATTGCACAAATGCCGCAGCAGGCTGATGATGCCCTCGCACTTGCCGTACCCGGTAGCCGTCGCGTCCGGGTCCGGCACCAGGGGAATGCCGGTAAAGGTGTTGATCTTCTGGCTGGGGTCCGCCTTCTGGGTAGGGTCAAACACAATGTCGTCCTGATGCCGCCACTCCCGGTTCGGGTGTTCCATCCAGCGGCTGAACTCATTGGGCTTCAGCGCCTTCAGCGCTTCCAGCGTCACGATATCCTGGTACTCACGATCCCACACGTTCTTGGTCGGGTAGATGTACACAAACCGCTGCAGCATACCCACCAGCGGATCGCCCTTCTCCGGCTGTTTCTTCCAGCCGTTCACTTCCAGCCAGGTGACCGTACGCCGGTCTTCGTGGTTCAGCCACTCATTGAACAGTTTGTTGCCCAGGGTGGCCTTCATGCCGGCCTGCTTGTGCACCTGGCGCTGGTGCCCGTCCCAGATCTTGGTTTCCCCATGGATCAGCGCATAGCGCTTGAGGGCCCCTTCCAGAGTCGGGACTTCCCCCGCACCCCCAGAATCAGAGGGGGCCGGGGGAGATTCCTCCTGTTCGTCGTCGTTACTCGCAGGCCCGGCCTCTATCGCTGCCATCACCTGCTTTCGCACCGCGTCTATGCCATGCGCCTTATGCAAATCGTTAAAATCAGTCAACGCCATCGGCCACCTCCGGAAACGTCGGAAGCACCCACACACCGCCAACGGCCTTCGCCGCCGCCTGGGCTTTTACCCGGCCCGGGTTGGTACCAATACGCTCTGCTGTCTCCGCATCATCATCACCGGCCACACAAATCAGCGCCTCCGGCATGAATGACCGCAGCACCCGGGCAACCGGCTCAAGGTTGCCGGAGTCAAACGCCACCGCCACCGGCAGGCCCGTGGCCATGTGCACACTGGCACCGGTGGCGTAGCCTTCCACAACCACCACCGGGCACTCCTGTTCCGGTACCGCCGTCAGCCAGTGGAAAGACCCTTCCTTCGGGGTGCCGGTGAGAAACGTCTTTTCACCATCCGCCCGCACAAACTGCAGGCTCACCAGATCCAGCCCGAACAGCGCCGGGCCATCCACAGCCACCGGCTTATACACCGGCACAACCACACTGCCCCGGCTGAACCGTAGGCCGAATGCACCAACACCCTTCTTGTCCAGGTACTCACTGGGGCCACTGTCCGGCAGGTTCGGCCAGATTCGCTGCGCCCTCTCCCGGCACTGGCGCGCCGCTGCCTCTGCTTCCTTGCGGGCCTTCTCCTGGGCTTCCTTGCGCTTGCGCTCATACTCCCGGCGGTCTTCCTCTGTGAGCGATCCCGCAGGCATACCAACCTTGCGCCGCTCGTCAGCCTTGTAGTTGCCAAAGGAACCAGCCAGCCCATACCCGCCTTTACTCAGACGGAATTCATGGACCACATACCAGCCGGATTTCTTCTTGCCCTTGTCGGGCCGGGGAAAGGTAACAGGCACCCGGACAATCTTGCCGGATGTGTCGAGGTGGTCGACCAGTAGGCCGATCTCTCGCATCTGGGAAAGCACTGAATCAACGTCCATAGCGCCCCCCGCAATCAAAAAACGGTGTCATGGAAAGAGCCCTCAATCCAGTAGGGAGGTGGTTACTTATGCAACAGACTGCTCTGCCCCATCATCAGGGGCAGGACCGAACACATCAGGGCGCATGTCATGGCGGGTAACAGCACCCTCAGAGGCACGTTCCAGCTCAATACAGTGTTCGGATGGAATTCGCTTCCAACAGTTCACAGCCGGGGGAGTAATGCCACAGATCCGGGCGATTCCCCGCTTAGTCTTGATCTCGGGATGTGAAGTCAGCTTCTCGAAAATTTGGTCTAAGTGCATCGCTCAGGTCTCACGAACTTAATTTAATTAAGTCGAGCTTAACCCCGTTGCTGTGCATTGACAAGGTAAGAATTTAAGTTTGCACCATGGATAAACATGAAGCTTTTCTTAATCGCCTTAACCAGGCCATCAAACACGGCGACGCAAAGCAGGTTCGCATAGCGGAATACTGTGATGTTTCCGAACAGGCCGTCGCCCGCTGGAAGAAAACCGGCCAGATCACTGGACCCAACCTATTCAACCTGAGCGAAGTGACCGGTTACCGCTATGTCTGGCTAAAAACCGGTGACGGACCTGAACGATTTGTATCGCCGGCTGAGAACCGCCGGGAATACATGGGTGAAGAAAAGACAAAGGTCTACTACGTTCGGGATGGCGATGTGGAATCCAACGAAGTCGAGCAACTGGTGGAAGCGATCCGCCGGGCCCATGCAAATAAAACACTCTCTGATCAATCGATATCCCATCTGACCAATTTCATCAGAACACTCAACAACCGATAGAACGGAGCATGCACATGGATGTCGCAAACCGACTTAAACAAGCCATTGAAGACGGAGAGGTTCTCTCGATCAAGTACAATGGCGGATCGCAACCCGGCAGTGTCCGCCAGATTGCCCCCATCCAGGTGAACGGCGACAAACTCCGGGCCAGGTGCTTTACCACAGGAAAGGCCAAACTTTTCAAAGTGGACAAAGTTGAACTGATGGACCATCAGGACGCTGGATCTTATGTGCCGCCCGAGCGGTTGGTGCAATACGAAACGCTTGAAGACTTTATCGCCCAGGAACTGGAGAAATTACACGAAGCTGGATGGAGCAGTGAGCACGAGCCTAACTCCCTTTCCATATTCAGACACTTCAAGAACGGCAAACGCCTGAAGACACCGTCCCTTTCCATTGAATACACAGAGGTAGATTACCACCTCGTATACGGCGTTGATGGAGAATTCAAAAAAGAGTACTTCCATCGGGAAAGGCCATGGAGCGTTAGCAGTAATAAGGGAACGAAGACATACAAGCATTTCGACAAGGCCGCCAATCAGTTCCTTTCCATAGTTAAAACCCTACCCAATCCCAAACCCTAATAAATTAAGTTTTTCTAAATCTCCTTGACTCGCGGCTGAAGCGGGGTTAAGTTTGCCTTAATCTCAATTAGATTAAGGTGGACTCAATGGATACCTTCACCGCAACCGAATTCACAGCCCGCAACATCGGCAACAACCTCACCCCGGCTGAGCTGGAAACGCTCGCCTGGATTGCCGAAGGCAAAGAAAACGCTGTCATCGGCCTGCTGCGCGGCCACGGTGAACCCGGCGCCAAAAAGCTGGTGTCCTCCATCCTCCACAAATTCGACTGCAACAGCCGCTGCCTGGCCATTGCCCGGGCATTCTCCCGCGGCTACCTGATTGCAGCCAAAGCCGGCAAGGCAGTTTGCGACAACCCCGGCAAAACACTTGCCGCCGCCCTGATCGTTTTCAGCGGCCTTACCGCCGGTACCGGCGATGGGCAGTCTTTCACCCGCACAGCCAGCAGCCGCAGCCAGAGCACCTACCGCGTGCGCTGGGAGCACGTACTGCCGGCCAACCACGGGAGTGCAGCCTGATGGACATGGACAACAAGCAACTGAGCGGAATCCTACGCCCCGTATGGGATCTGGAGCAGGCCATCTGCGAGTCAAGCCTGGAATGGCAAAAAGAACTTGCCCGGCTGATCCATAAAACGGGGCTTCCGGCGGAGGAACTCACCGTCGCCAAGCTGATGCAACTAGCCAGCAAGGCAGACGAGCACTACGACCAACTGCTGCAACAGGGGGCGATATGAGCAACCACGGAACCCCACTCAAAGACGTAGCCCGCATGCTCAACCAGGGCCCGCAGAAGTTCTACGAAGAACTCCGCGCCAAGAAGATCCTGGACAACCGCAACCTGCCCTACCGCAGGTACGTCACCCAGGGCCTGCTGGGCAGCGAACTCAAGAAGTACACCCACCCCACCATGGGCGATCAGCTGTACGCCACCCCCTATGCCACCACCAAGGGCATCCAGTGGCTGGCCGGGGAATTCGGGGTACCCATCACCAACGCAGACCAACAACCAAAAACAGGAACGGAAGCATGAAGGTTTCAATGTCCAGTGAGAGATACGGCCTCACGGTCTCAGTTTCTGCTCAACTTCAACATGAAGGTTCTGAGCACGAATCCGTAATTCCTCGATTTGCGCTGAAAGGCGGACACCGGTCAGCCGAAGCTTTGGATGAGCTTCAGGAAATCGTGCAGAAATCGATGCCTGAAGCGCTTCTTCAAGCCGATCTGACACTTCAGACAGCGATTGAAGAAGGGCTGCTTTCTCGTCTTCGTGAGTCATCTTCTGACCTCTCTGATAAATCGAACAGGGATTCCGAGGGCGGTCAGATTGTTCCCGCTGACACCCTCCGAAACGAAATTCTAGACGATGTTCTGGCCGCTGCCCGGCTGGTGATCGACAAGAAGGACGTGCTTCCCGACCCGCTCACATCTTCCCATCTGCAAAGAAGGGGCTGGGAAGGGCTCAAAACCCGACAGGAATGCATCGATGCACTGGGGCTGCTGGTGCGCCTGAACCACATGTCTATGGAAGAAGTTGTATGTCGGGACGATCAGGCCGTGACAACCCGCTACTACTGGACAGCATCCCATTTACCAAAGCGCATGAAGGATAAGGCATGAACGCGGAAAGCAAACCCAACGCCCGGGAGCTGCTCAACAGCTGGCACACCCTCTGGACCAACCAGCTCAGCGGCAAGCCCGCCCAACAGAAGCAGGCCATGGAAGACCACAAGGCCCTGTTTCCGAACGGCCTTCAGTCCGATGCCGTCAGCCGCGCACAGAAGCTGCTGAAAGACGTGGCCAAGGATCCCGAAGCCGTCCGCGTACTGATCCGCCGCATCCGCGAAACCCTGCGCAAGGTATAGGAGCGAACACCATGGCAACTCTCATCATCCCGGACGACATGCCGCTGGCACAGCTGGCCACCATCGCCAACGCCATGGGCAAGCGGGTGCAGTACCGGCCTGAGCCTAATCAAAAACCAGCAGCAAAGGACATCCCCAATGGTAGCCACCGCTCTGTTACTGGCGGCCAGCCTGTTGTGCGTATGGCTGATCGCAAACGCAACCATCGAAAGGACGCATAACGATGACCTGGAACACCCCAACAACAAAATCTGCACAACCCGGCTCGTCATCCCTCTCCGCAGAGGGGCTTACCGAATTGTCCTGCGCAGGGAACGGACCTACCACCCAGCCGGACCAGGACAACCGCCTGCAATGGCTGCACCTGAGCACCCGCACCCGCGACGTGCAGCGGGCACTCAACACCCTGTTCACCCAGGCCATGGGCGAAGGCAGCGACAGCCAACGGGCCGGCCTTTTCCTGCTCTCGCTATGGAGCCCCAGCCGGTACCCCCTGGACCTGAGTGACCTGGGCTTTTTCAGCCGTGAGCTGAACTACGCCTGCCGGCACCTGTGCAATTTCATCATCGCCTGCCAGGTGAATTTCCGGACCATCGTCACCTACAGCCAGATTGCCCCGGTGATCGCCGCCTGGGGCGACCAGGAGGACGTGCAGTGATCACCGAAGCCACCCGACTGCAGCAGGCGGAAACCGCCCTGGCCGAACTGACCGCCCATTACGACCGGGCCGTGCGGGAGCTGGAACAGAACATCCGGCTGCTGGGCCAGCAGGGGCGGGAATACGCACAAACGCTGGCCTGGCTGCAGGACATCCGCCGCGCAGCCGGTGCCACCGGGGCAGGCATCAGCCACCAGGAACTGTGCCTGATGATTCAGGACATGCGCCGCAAAGCCATCACCCAAACACAGGAGCCCCACTAATGGCACGCGCCTGCACCGCAAAAACCCGGCAACTAGGCCCCCTGATGCAGCTCTCAGACCTGGAACTGAAGCTGGAGCTGAACGCCGTAACCGCGGCTGACCCCGTAGAGGCACTGCACCTGTGCCACGAACTGCTGTCCGCTCAGCGCTACTACCCCCGCCGCACTGGCCTCTGCCGTGTGGTGGGCCGGGAGGTAAAGCGGATTGGCGGGATTTTGGAAAACCAACCGGAGATAGACCAGTGAGCGAACAAAACAGAGGCACCGACCTGCCTCAATTCATCAATGACCTGGACGGCGGCGTGTTTGCCGAGAAGGTAGCCCGCGCACTCAGCGACGTAGCCGCCGGCGTGATCGACTTCAACGAGAAAGGCGAGTTGAACATCAAGCTCAAGATGGCCCGCATCGGCAACAGCTACCGCGTAGGTGTAAAGCATGAGCTCAACTACAAGGTGCCCGAATCCAACGGCAGCTACAGCCAGGTGAACACCACCGAAAGCGTGATGCACGTTAACGCCGGCGGCCGCATGAGCGTGTTCCCGGAAAACCAGAACCAGCTCTTTACCCGCAGTGGTGAGCCAGAAACCAACCCACATCGAGAGAAGGAATAACCAATGCAATCCGAACTGACATCAGACCAGGGTGCCCTGCACGAATACACCAAAACCGTGCAGGCCAAGGTGATTCAGGAATTCATCCAGGAGCAAACCGACGGCACCGCCGTAGCCCTCCCCGAAGGGGTACAGGTCGCCGATCTGGAACAATACCTGCAGCACCGCCGCCGGTACCGGGGCACCATGTCCACCAAGCTGATTGCCGAGTTTGTGGAATTCGTCAACACCACCGTGCCCGAATACCAGGGCACCATGGTGGACCACTTCCCCTGCTTCGTCAGCCCGGACCGCATGAGCGCCACCGCGTTCTTCAACCTGGGTGACTATGAAGAACCCGGCCATGGCGACCACCGCGCCGTCCTGCAGCTTTCCAAAACCGAATCCTTCAAAGCCCTGCTGAACGCAGATGGCACCCGGTTCGAGCAACGCGAACTGGCCGAATGGATGGAAGACTGGCGCGACCACCTGGAAGCCCTGGCAGAAGACGGCGCAATCCTGCCCCTGAGCAACGCCGTTGCCGCCATCCGCCGCATCACCATCGGCACCACAGCGGAAACCACCAGCGAAGAACAAACCTTCAGCAACCGCCGCAGCGCCATGGCGGAAGTGGAAGCCAAGCACAAAGACACCCTGCCCGCCTTCCTGAAGTTCACCTGCGAACCGTACCAGGGCCTGAAAGAACGCACCTTCACCGTGCGCCTGAGCCTGATCACCGGGGAAAAACCCCGCATCAGCGCCCGCATCGTGCGCCTGGAAACCGCCGAGGAAGAAATGGCCAAGGAACTGGAAGACCAGCTGCGCACCGGCTTTGAAGACACCGAAGTCCGCACCTTTGTGGGTGACTTCTCACTCCGAACCTGAACCCAACGCGCCCCAAGGGGCGCACCTGCCAGGGCTTTGCCACAGAGCCCTGCCAAGTGCGCCACACAACAGAAGGACAGACAGATGGACCAGAAGAAACTATCCGCCGATATCGCCCGTTTCTGGATCAACGAAAACGCCGTGATCATCGACACCGAAACCACCGGCCTGGACGACACAGCCGAGATTGTGGAAATCGCCATCATCGACTGCCAGGGCAAAACCCTGCTGGACAGCTTCGTGAAGCCCCGCAAGGCAGAGATCAGCCCGGAAGCCTACGCCGTCCACGGCATCAGCGAGAGCGCCGTCGAGAACGCTCCCAGCTTCCGCGATCTGAGCTTCCACATCGCCCGGGTGTGCGCTGAAACCCCGGTGGTCATGTACAACTCAGCATTCGACATGCGGCTGATGAACCAGTCCGCAGCCGCCCACGGCATTGTGCTGCCCACCCTCTCCACCGCTTGCGCCATGAAAGCCTATGCCCGCTTCTACGGTATGCACGACCCCAAGCGCAAAGGCTGGAAGTGGCAGTCACTCGAAAACGCCGCCGCACAGCAGGGCATCACCATCGAAGGCCGCGCCCACAGCGCCCTGACCGATTGCCGCACCACCCTGAAAGTCATCCAGGCCATGGCGGCTTACCAGCCGGAAGTGGCGTAAGGGAGAATCACCATGGCAACACTGACCAACCAACAGTTACAGCAGCAACTGATAGAACGCTGCAGCAAGATCTGTCAGCTATCCATGGAGGCATCCAGCCGGGAACTGGCCCACGCTTTCGCCTGGTATTGCGGCCACACCAATACCATGAACGCCTACGTGCACCCAGTAAGGTCTGTTTATGACGGAGTGGCCGACAACCCCAAGCTGGCCGAAATAAACGCCCGGCTTTATGTCTATGAATTCCACAGCCAGGACGAACAGACAGCCAGCCTACTGACACAACTGGAGCGGGCAGACCAGTACATCGCCTACCTGGACCTGCTTCTGGCCCAGGACAAGCCGGTAACGCTGGAAGACGTGGAGGGGCATGACTACCGGCACGGGAGGGTTTGCGCGTGAAACAGTCAGCTCTGGACCTAGGCCATGAACTGGTGGTGGACCTGTTCGCCGGCGGCGGCGGTGCATCATGCGGCATCGAGCAAGGCATCGGTCGCCCCGTGGATATCGCAGTCAACCACGACGAAATGGCCGTGGCCATGCACGAAGCTAACCACCCGGCCACCGCACACTTCTGCGAAAGCGTGTTCAAGGTGAACCCGGTGAAGGTCACAGGCAACCAGCCGGTCGGCCTGCTCTGGGCCAGCCCGGATTGCACCCATCACAGCAAAGCCAAAGGCGGCAAGCCGGTCTCACAGAAACGCCGCGGCCTGGCCTGGGTAGTCATCCGCTGGGCCCGCAGGGTGCGCCCGCGCGTCATCATGCTGGAGAACGTGGAAGAATTTGAAGAGTGGGGCCCGCTCACACCCAAGAAATCGGCCACCGGTGAGGTGCTGAGATTCCCGGACGGCAAGCCCATGCTGGTGCCCTGCCCCGACCGCAAGGGCCAGGAATTCCAGAAGTTCAAACAGCAACTGGAGCGACTGGGTTACCAGGTAGAACACCGGCAGTTGAGGGCGTGTGACTACGGCGCACCCACCATCCGGAAGCGCTTTTTCCTGATCGCCCGCCGCGACGGCCGCAAGATCGTCTGGCCAAAGCCAACCCATGGCCCGGCAAATTCGCTGCCCGTCAGGCGGGGTCGGCTGAAGCCATACCGTTCCGCAGCAGAGTGCATCGACTGGTCCATCCCCTGCCCGTCCATCTTCACCAGGAAGAAACCGCTGGCAGAGAACACAATGCGCCGGATCGCCCAAGGGCTGAAGCGGTTTGTGATCGATGCCCAGGAACCGTTCATAGTAAAAACCAACCATACCGCCCCATGGTATGACCAGTTCCGGGGGCAAGGCCTCCGGGAGCCTCTGCAAACGGTCACAGCATCACACGGGTTTGCACTGGTGACACCCAGCGTAATCGCCATCGACCATGGCAGCGCCCGCAGCGGCTGCAACTGGAGCGCCGGCGAACCCCTGACCACCATCACCACAGAGAACAGGCACGCCCTGGTAACCGCATTCCTGGCCAAGTATTACGGCGGTGTGGTCGGCATACCGGCAACGGATCCGGCCAGCACAGTCACCACCATCGACCATCACGCACTGGTTGCCGCACACATGATCAACATGAAAGGCACCCAGCGCAGCGCCAGGTCTCCGGAGGATCCGCTATCTACCGTCTGCGCCGGCGCTACCCATGCCGGCCTGGTGGCCGCCTTTATGGCTCCCTACTACGGCAGCGGATCCGGAGAAACAGGCCGCGACCTGCGCCAACCGGCACCCACCGCCACCACAAAAGACCGCCTGCAGCTGATCACCGTCCAGATCGACGGGGCCACCTACGTCATCACCGATATCGGCATGCGGATGCTCAAGCCCCACGAACTGTTCAAGGCCCAAGGATTTCCGGATGACTACGTGATAGCCCCGGAGTTCAACGGCAAGCCGATCCCCGGCTATGCACAGGTAAGGATGTGCGGCAACAGCGTCCCGCCCGTATGGCCGCGGGCACTGGTGGAGGCGAACTTTGCGCATGAACGGAATATGGAGGCATTGGCATGAAACAGCGCCCGATCCTTTTCAAAGACGACATGATCCGCGCCATTCTTGAGGGCCGAAAGACTCAGACGCGCCGGGTGCTCGATATTCCGGCGGGCTGGAGTCCGGATTCTGTTAATGGTGAGTCGTTCATTCTCGGCAAGATTACCAGCCCGCACCCTAAGCGTGGCCGCTTTGGAGCGTTCATCCGAAAGGAAGTTCACCCTGGTAGCGGAGTGTTTCAGAGCGACATTGTGGCTTGCAGGTACGGCCAGCCCGGTGACCGGCTGTGGGTGCGGGAGACAACAAAGGAGGATGTGCCAGGCAGTGTGTCGCTTGCCATATATGACGCTGACTATGCGCATGTAATGGATAAGTCCGGTGGCCATGCCGAGTGGTGGTACTCAAAGCCTGTTTGCCCTTCCATCCACATGCCCCGCTGGGCCAGCCGGATCACGCTGGAGATCACCGGCGTTCGAGTGGAGCGGTTGCAGGATATCAGCGCAGAGGATGCACGGGCTGAAGGTTGCGAAAAGCCAGACCTGCCGCCGGAGGTTCGCGGTGTTGCCGGCGACTTCGTGGCCGATGAACGGACCACGTTCGCCATCCTGTGGAATCGCATCAACGGCCCCGACTCCTGGAACGCCAACCCCTGGGTATGGGTAATCGAGTTCCGGAGGATCAAACCATGACCCCCGAACGCCAGCCCTACCGCCCCGCCCCGGAAGACTGGGAAGAATCCGTCACCATGCTCTGCATGCACTGCGGACGCTTCCCGGGCTGCAGCATCGTAGAGGGCATGATCGAAACAAAAGACGGCGGCCCATGGCCCCACGGCGGCTGGGTAACAGACCCCGGGGCTGGCATCACCTGCCTGAGCTACCAGCCCAGGCCAATGGCCCCGATATCCGTGGAAGAAATCCGCACCATCGCGTCCACCAACCCGGCCACCTGCACCGGCTGCGCAGCCCGCAAAGGCAGCGAGGCATCCACCAGCCTGCACACCCGCCGCGACTTCACCGCCGCCGTGCGCACCCCGGCCCTGTTCGTCTGCCACGAAGACCCAGAACAAAACGCCCCCTGCGGAGGCTGGTGCCGGGCCGCACTGCAGCGCCATACCAACGACGGAGAACAACACCAATGAGCCAGCCAGAAGAATTCCGGGACTTCGTGCTGAACCACGAATTCGCCCAGCTCGCCAAGGGCCAGGATGGCCGCGCCATCATCTTCCTTGAGGAAGACGAATACCGGGGGATGCAATCCATCATGGCCGAAGCAGCCAGCCCCGGCAGCCTGAACGCCGCCCTCGAACTACTGGCCGACATCCGAGCCGCCGCCGGCGATCCTGACGGCAAGATGATGCAGACCGAGCTGGTGCAGCATATTGCGGAGATCAGGGAGCAGGCCGCCCGGTGGGAAAGGCACACCCTAATCGAATCGAAGGAACGCGAGGCATCAGAGAGTAAAGAGCAAGTGCCAGGACTCAACGCTGCCTACGCAGCAGGATACTTTGATGGATCAGAGGGGATTGAGTTTCAGCCCAAGGCTGAGCCTGCAGGCTATTTGATTCCGGAAGGATGGGATATCTATATCGATGGAGACCTTTCTGTCCACGTTGAAGCCCCCGATATCGGCTACTACTCGGCCCTGAAAATACCCGAAAACAACACAGCAGCAGCTTTGCTTCACGGCCTTGCTTTCGATTTACAAGGATCAAGGAAAGAGTGGAGCGTATCCGCAGCTCTCCGAGAACTTGCCAACTGGATGGACACTGGCGGGCCGACTTACCACGAGGCAGAGATCATTTCCATGAGCCTGGCGGGACCTGTTTTCTGCCCCGATGCTACGGCCTGCAGAAAGGCTGCTAAAGCGACTTTTCTGGAAGCAGCGAAGCTCTGGGATCAGATTCAACCACAAACCTTGAGCGATGCGGAGGGTTCAGAGTGATGCGCATAGTCCAGCAACCCACGTTTCGAGTGCCTAACGAATCCCAGACGCACGCAGCCATCGCCAGGGACTGCGAAACCCGTGCACGGGTTCAGGAAGAGTGGGAACGGTTCTGCAAGAATCACGGCGGTGACCGGCTTCTTGCCGGTACCACTCTGTCAGGGATCACCTTCGATGGCGATAAGAAGCCGCCGGAAGGATGGGTGCAGTGCAAAGAAAACAGGATTGCATACAGGCCTTCACTAAAAGGCCCGCTTTCAGAAGCCGCCAAAGAATTCAAAGCGCTGCCGGCCAAACCCAACAACGTTGATTACCTGCAGGCACTCGGGCTCGACATTCACCCTTTGGACGGTCGCTATCTGATACCTGGCTATGTCAAGAGAAACGGCACCTGGTACATGGTGGCCGACCCAGGCTGTCCGATCCCGGATGATGTCGTTGAAGTGACAGGCGCTGAACGGGCCGCAGTGTTTGATGACAGGAATCAAGAGGGCAAAGGCGATGAGTGATCCGCATTGGAGCGAGATAATGCTGCCGAGAGAGCGAATCGAACAGCTGGAGTGTGTTAACAGCGAGCTTCGCCAAAAACTTCAGCAGGCGCAGGAGCAATCCGAGGCATTTCAGAAACGAATGCGTGAGCTACTTACTGTCTGTCAAGCCGTGCAGTGGGATCTGCTTCTGAGGGCTGAGCCCGATTTTGACGGAAGTGGTGTGCAAGTAGTGAACCTCAGCGCTGGGTTTTGGGATGAACTGAACCGTGTTACCGGAAAGTACGACGACACGGCAGCGAAATCCTTTGATGCGTTGATCCTACGCAAACAGGCAGATGCCATTGACGCTGTTAAAGATCGCTGTGATGAGGAAGGAAGCGTTGTCTCTGGGGGAGATTTTTTGGAGGAAGCCCAGCGCCTCCGACAACAAGCCGACGAACTCGAGCGAGTGTTCCCAGAATGCCCATACGCCCTGAAATGAAGGCCCGCTACCCGGCGGACTGGGCACTGCGCTCCCGGTTCGTTCGGTTCTATCGGGCCAAGAACCGCTGTGAATGGTGCGGAGCCAAGAACGGCAAGCCCCACCCCATCACAGGCAGCAAAGTGGTACTGACAGCCGCCCATATATTCGATCATCGGCCAGAAGCTGCAAGCCTTCTTAATCTCGCAGCACTGTGCCAACGCTGTCACAACCGCCATGACGCGAAAATGCGCCGACAGAATGCCGCAGCCCGCCGTCACGAAAGGCAACTGGAGATATCGCTATGAGCCACACACTTCGAACCCTATGGCGCAAAGCTAAAGCAGCCATAACCGGCCGCAAACCGTGCAGCTACACCAGCCAGCACCAGCACGTATTTGAATGGAAAGGCTCGATAGGCCGTGGAAAGCCCTGGCACACCGCCTTCTTCCAGTGCGAAAAGTGCGGGCTCGTTGCCACAAAAGACCAGTACACACCATGGTTGGAAGTTCAGGAAAGCAACTGGACCCCAGAGCAAAACCGGAAACCACATCCGGTACCGGATGATAAACAGCTCCACGCCACGGTAAAAGAGTTCGATGATTTTCTCTCTGGGTTGGAAGCCAAAAAGACAGAGTTTTGCACCTATCCAGAGTGCCGCTGCCCCTTCGATATGGGTGCAGAGTTCATGTGCCTGAAAGGCCTGAAGAACCCGAAAGTAGCAAGGTGACCACTATGGCTAAACTCATATCACTGGAAAAATGGAGAGACAAAACCTTCGAAGAACCCGGCCCGTCCATGCGTGTTGTGTACAAATGGGCCAATGAGGGTCATATTCCAGGTGCCCGGAAAATCGGCGGACTCTGGTTCGTGGATCCGGGAAAAGAGCAACAAACCACCGGCAACCCGCTGGTTGACAGAGTATTGCAGGCAGGCTGATGGCACCCAGAAAGCGGCTCAGAAAGAACAAAGACCTGGTAACAAACCTTTACGGCAGCACCCGCAACGGTGTCACCTACTACCAGTACCGGCATCCGCAAACCGGAAAGTACCACGCCATGGGTACCAACCGGCAGGAAGCCGTGGCCGCCGCTCGCCAGCTCAACAGCCTACTGATTAAAGAGTCCGACCTGGTAGGCACCGTACTCGGAACCGCCGGCCAGAACATCAACCACCTGATCACCCGGTACCGAGAAGAATTGCTGCCCACCAAACGGCTGGCCAAAAGCACAGCCAGCACCGTGGAATACCGCCTGCAGCGCTTTGAACGTGAAATCGGCAACAAGCTGCTGGACGAAGTGGACGTGCAGTTTCTGGCCGAATACCTGGATGACAAGTTCGAGCGGGACTCCTACATCAAACACCGCGCCACGCTGATCGATCTGTTCCGGTTCGCCATTATGAAGGGCCTCTATCCAGCCGAAGCCGGCAACCCGGCAGAGATCACCTACGCCAAATCAGAGTATGAGAAAGCCCGGCGCCGGATGACCCTGGAACAGTTCTGGGAGATCCACGAACAGGCGGAACCCTGGATGCAACTGGCCATGGAGATTGCCCTGATCACCCTGCAGGGCCGCGCGGAAGTCATCAACATGAGGTATGCGGACTACCAGGACCAGATTCTGAAAGTCATCCGCCAGAAAACCAGCAAGCACGAACACTCACACCTGATGATTCACTGCCCCCAGCTGGAAGACATCATCACCCGGGCCAGGCAATCAGGCATCGCCAGCCCCTACATCATCCACCGCCGGCCAGCCCGCAAAGTGGAAGCCGAAGGCCGGGACCACTGGACCAAACTGACCCCCAACCACTTCACCGCGGAATTCCGGAAGGTGCGGGATAAGTGCGAGAGCATGAAGAAGATACCCCGTGAGCAACGCCCCACTTTCCACGAAATCCGGGCGCTGGGGTCATGGCTTTACAAGAAGCAAGGGTTCGACAACGAAACCTACATCCAGCCGCTCATGGCTCACGCTGATCAGAAGATGACTCAGCACTATCAGCAGGGGCATGAACGGCAGTGGGTTCGGGTTGAGGCTGGGCTGAAAATCAAATAGCTCAGGACGGCACCTGAAAGCGCCTTACACCATTCAACTCAGTCAAAGCGTGGATCTTGTCCACTGTCCCGGAAACACCGGCCAACTTCCCTGAATTAGCATCATTCGCGGCAACAACGATTACCGGCATATCGTTGTCGAATACCAGTTTGATTTCCTTCTCATCGGGCACTGACCACCCCCATTCCCGGAAGGCTCCCACCACTGCCAGCTCGAAACTTGCGGCATCTACCTCCGCAAACCGAAGCTCACCAGTATGAGCGACGTAATAGCTATTTGGCATCACCTGAACCAT